TCAAGTGGGTCTATGTCATCCTCGAAAATTTCGGGGAATCTTTTACGCATAGTGTTGTCCAACTTTGCATAGTAATCGTCAGATCCAATCTGTATGCCTTGGTCCTTTAAGTCTTCGTGGACTCCAAGGGCCGTAGCCGTCATCACTCTGTTCTGTCCGAACCAAGGATTACGTTCTTGCCAACCCATAACTTTGTCGTCAGGTTTTGGCACAGGTTGATACTGTTGAGGCGTTTGTACCTCATATTTCTCTTCTTGTAAAGAGGGTAGCTTAAATTTTTGTGCTCTTTCCAACTCTAACTGAGCTTTTGTCAGTTGCTGCTGGGCTTCCATCATCTTGTCAGAGTCACCAGAATCGTAGGCTTCCCTGTAGTCCCGCTTGGCTTTGTCAAGGCGCATCTCAGAAGTGGAAGTCACCGCCTGTTTATAGCCTTCTTCGCCTTGGGTGAGAAGTTGTTTAATGCGCTGGTTCTCAGAATACAAGCGTTGCGCAGTGTCTATAGCCACTTGGCGCTCTCTGTCAGCAGATTCTTTAGCGCGGCGCTCGTCATTCCATACCCGCTTCATGCGGATAAGTTTGTCCTTTGCTTCCTTGCTGTACTTATCTAGATCGTCAACTTCTACCTCTAAAGCCCTGACTTTGTCTGGGTCAGAAGGGGTACGACCACGATCTTCTTCGGGTGTATCGTCTTCAATTTCTATCTGAATCTCTGTCTCTAGGGACTTTCCCTCATCGGGTTTTCCCTTATCTTCGATCTCATCGGGGAATTTAAATTCGTCTACTTGAATTTCAGCCATGTCCAGCCTCCATTAATATGTTTTACGTTTGATGCCACGGGGGTCTTGCACTACTGCTTCTACCGAGTCATCGTTAATGATGCGGAACTCACGGTCATGAATGACCAGACGAGTACCAGCGTTGGGGCGCACCAGAATAAAGTCTCCCTTTTTGCACCAAGGGCCATTAGGGAAACGCTTTTCATCCTTGTAGCAATCAGCCCCTATATCCACAACAAATAAGACTGTAGTCAACAGCTCTTCATTGCGCATAGTTTCTTCTGATTTAACTAGCCCAAGGTTACCTTCAAACTCTTTTTCAGCTTCGGGTATAGCACACAGGATTCGATAGCCTTGAGGTATGGGCAGTTGTCTTGCTTTATCCTCAGCGCTCGTCTGCATAATCGCGGAAAGGTCCACCGCTTTTAACAGGTCTAGGTTTACATCACTCATTGTCCGAGTTCTCCATTCGTTTGTTGAGGTCTTCAATGATTCCGCATGCAGCTTCAAGACCTCGTAACTGACCGCATACGTATCTATACTCTTCCATTGTTGGGACGTTTCCCCGAGCGAGTCCCTCGGTTAAATAGGTAATACGTTCTTTGTATTCCCGCAACAAATATTCAAGGTTTAAATCCATTACTCTCCTTTAGATTTTGGGTTTTCGTGTCTAAAAATCTCTAAGGCGCTGTCCTTCTTATGCAGATTCTTTTCATGATTCATTGCGGCTACAGCCTTGATCGCCTCAAAGTTGCGACTAGCCTTGCTTTCTTTCTTCTGGTTGTTGAGTTGCGCAGCAGCTTTCAAAGCATCAACTTCCAGACGCTTCTTATTCAACTGAACATCCGCCATATCTTTCATGGCTTTGCGTTGTAAATCTTGACCTTTCAACTGCAACTCTTGCTGCTGCATCTGAATGATCGGGTCTTGGGCTTGCTGTTGGGCTTGTTGCTGTGCAGCTTGACCTTGGTTCTGTATTAACAGACGTTGTGCGGCTTGTGCAAGCATTGGTGCCAACCGTGCTTCTGCCTCCGTGTCGATGTGCACCTCTTCGCCAGACTCGTCTGTCTGTGGGGGCAACGTGAAGCCAAGCTGGTTCTGAATCTCAACACGATACTGGAAGCCCAAGTGCTCGTTGATGTGAGCCATCATTGCCATCTGTATAGCCTGACCCATGGGGTTGCCCTGCATCAACTGCTGAATCTTGGGGTCCTGCATAGCCGTCATGTGCACAGTGATATGCGCTTGGTGATCTTGGTAAGCAAACGCTTTAACAGGCTTACTCATCAAGACGTTCTGGTTCTCCGACACAGGATCAGTCGGTTTCTGATCTTCTGGCATCGGGATAAGTTTTGACGCATTCTTAATACCCAACACATCCAACATCTGGCGATGCAAGAGTGGCATGTTATACATCTGCGGTGCAGACTGAGCCAACTGCAACACCGCTTGGTACTGAACAATCTTCTGCGCCATAGTTGACGCGTTCGGATCACTTACCGGTATGACGTCGACGTTATCGTAGTCAGACTTCTTAGCACGGCGTGAGCCTTCGCTTGGGTCGTAGCTGTACTCATCAGGTGTGTAGTCAGCGATGATTACCTTGAGGAGTTTTAACTCTTGCTTCAAGCTGTAGTGGATGCGAGCCTGCACAGCAGACATCACTTTTAGAGTTCTCTCGAGGATAGCCAGCGTTGTACCAACAGGTGCTTGTGCGCTCATGTCGCTCAAGTTCAAGTCAGCAGTGTTAGCAAAACGTCGACCTTCTTCGATGATCTTATCCATCAAGCCAGCCAGCACTTGGCTAGGCTCCTTGTATGGGAGCGTCATCAAGTTATCTTTTAGTGCCCCGCTCGGAACGTCCACATCTCGCCACTCACCCGGCGCAATCGGCGTATCGTCACCCTTGACTCGCAAGCCGCGTGTTTTGAATCCACCGGGAAGATTTGACAACGTACCCGCGTCGACAAGTTGGCGGATGATTGAGGTACCTGATTTGGCGTAGGCGCCAATAAGGTGAATGAGACCAAAACAATAGAAGCCAAAACCGGGGATATATCCATAATGGACAAAGTGCTGTCGCTTCTTGTGGGTGTCATCTTCTGGGTCCCAGTTTCTACGGATTGCAAGAACATTAGAGGTTCCTTTCTCTATAGTCACTACGTAAGGTAGAGCAATACCCGTGGGTTCACCGTCCTCATCCTTGTCCTCAAACCCTTCTAGGTCAAGGTCAACGTGCATCTCAAGAATCTTGTAGCGGTTATCTGTTGTGGCTCTAAAGCCCAACCGCTCAGCTATCTTCTTCTCAACTTCATCTAGTGAGCTATTCGGTTCACCTAAGTCAACGTCTCTGTAGAACCCATTAACTTGTAAGATCCTAAGCTCATTGTCTGTTTTGCGCATCACGTGAGTCACACGTGGCGAAGAGGCTAAGTCGCTCGAGCCGTATGGCACGACGATATCTTCAGCAGGAATAAACATAGCCACTTGGCGCTGCATTGATGGGTCGTAGTAGACCTTCTTGAACGCATTACCGGCAAGCCCCAAGCCCCACAACATACGCTCCATCTCTGGGCGGTACTCAGGCATCTCTTCGGTCAACTGATAGTTCATGTCATCTTGGACACGCTCAGCAGACGCTTTCTTAGCAGGTGTTTCCTTACCAACGATTATTGTCTTAACAGGACCTGCTGCTGGGAATATAGACATCATTGTCTCGGCTTGGAACTTAACAAGTGCCTCGGCTAATAGTGGGTGATACACACCGCATGCACCTTCCCAAGGTTCCGTGCGCTCTTCAATCTTCAGACCCAGCAACTCAAGACCATCAACGTAAGTCTGTATCCAGTCCTTGCGTGAGCCCACGTCATCGTCGTAGTCACCAATCAAATCACCAGCAATTTCTGCCAACTGACTATCGGGTATTAAATCAGCAAGGTTAGCATTGAAGTCCTCGGAACTTGTCTCTTCGTCATCGGGTTCAAGGATTACTTCTAGCCCGCCCATGCCAATCTTTACAGACTCGGGGTCTTCAATCTCGATCTCAATAGGTTCTTCTTGCATCGCAAGTTCATCTATACCCTGTGGGGCTGCGTAAAGTGCTTTATCTATTGCCATGTCTTATCCTTTAAGGAACGTCCGGTTAGTTTTCGGGTTGTAGTTAAACGCATCTGTGGGCTTACCTGTCTTCTTAGAAGCCCTGTCTTTAGCGCGTTGCTCTGCAGTCATCGCGTTGCGTCGTGCGCCTGCTACGGTGAATGTTTCTCCGTCGGCCTTTAAGTGCCCACGGTCTTGGAGTATAGATATAGCCTTAGCCCTGTCCCCCACTTGCGCTGCAAGTCGGTCAATCAACTGGCCCTTACCCATAAACTTTTGTGTAGTCATCAGTAATACGCTTTCTTCTTGCCCTTGAACCACTTGATGTCTTCTGGTTCGTCTGAAGGGAGCCTAATGAATCCGCCTTGTCTGAAGCGCATGAGCGCCATCACTGTGGAGTCCACCAAGTCATCATGACTCATAAATGGAAATCCTGCAATCTCCTCCACCACCTCTTCTGCCCAGCGTGCCTCGGGTACCCAGCACAGTCCTGAGCGGACTATATCTGCTACGGAGTTCAGACGCGCTAGTTTATCTCCAGAACCCCTGTGTGGGGTGTACTCCTGTACGGACATGCCTGTGCGACGCAGTTCTTGGTAAAGCGCCGTGCCTGCGGACTTCTTCTCCACGATAAACACATCTGGGTTCCACTCTTCCCACTCCTTGAACGCCAAGTCCTTTAACTCAGGGAACTCGAGACGCCTCTTAATAGAGTTGAGCAAGATGATGTTATACCTCTGCTGGTCCTTCTCTTCGTTTAAGAACACACCCCAAGTTGTTATGGCTGTGAAGTCAGCACGGGTATGGGTTTCCGCTGCAGCGTCCAGACTCATGATTATGTACTCACACGAGGGAGGGTCTTCCTTCTTCCACACGTTCCACCAATCCCGCTTGACGACTGACGCCTCCTCGGACGTGGGGTTCTGCTGATACTGGGCGTTCCACTGGAACACAGGCATAGATGCCTTAGTTCTACGCAGCATCTCCAAGGTGTACTGCTCGGGCCAGAGTGCCCGCTCTTCCTTGGTGTTCTCGTTAAATATAGCTGGGAACTCGATGACGTCGTACTGATCGGCCTCCTCGTTCTGCACCATGTCTCGGATGACCCGACCTGACAAGTCATCTTGGTGCCACCTTGTTTGCACGATAGCTACCCGACCACCCGGCATCAGACGCGTTCGCGCTCCGTAGGTGAACCACTCGTAGGCTTTTTCGAAGACGTCGAAGTTTCCGTTGATGATGTCTTGCTCGTTATGTGGGTCATCCACCAAGAGTAAATCAGCTCCCCGACCAGCCAGAGCGGAACCAACACCACAAGCAAAATACTCACCGCCAACATTAGTATTCCACCTACCAGCTGACTTGTTATCAGCAGCAAGGGTGACGGTGGGGAAGATTTGTTTGTATGCCGGTACATCTATTAGATTCCTTACTTTACGACCAAAATCCACAGCCAAATCTGTGGTGTGGGACACCATAAGCACCTTTTTATCAGGGTATTTACCTAGAAACCACGCTGGAAAATAGATAGAAACAAGCTGGCTTTTACCGTGTCTAGGGGGGATATTGACGCAAATCCGGTCCTTTTTACCCTCTGCAATAGCCATTAGCTGGTCTGCAAGCTGTCTGTGGTGCTTACCAACCTTGTAGTCTGCCTGCATTTTCTTACAAAACTCTATCAAATCATCCCTACAAGCACGTGCCGAGCGCCTATTCTCGAACTCATCGAGCACCATCTCTATCTCAGTGGCGTCAGTTTCCTCAAAAGCATCCAGATTCTGAGCTAAAAAGTCCAGTTCTGTGTCTGTCAGTGACGATAAGGGGTCACTCGCCGTCGATAGCATCAGTTTGAGGGGTATCTAGCCCCAGTTCTTTGTCCAAATCCACCGTTTCGCCGTTTACTTCGACAAGTTTGGCGTCTTCTATGTCCTTTGGGTGCATCAATCTGTGTATCTTTGAGCGAATACTGTTGACAAGGTCTTCTGTAGAGCGGTGATTGACAGTAACTTCTGACTTTTCGGTAAAAAGACCCACGTCCGTGATCTTCCCCAACAGTTCTAGTGCACGTATCCTGATCTTGGCGTCCTCATTCTGGGACTCTATTAGTAGTTTGTTAGTTACCAGCAGTCTAATCTGTAAGGCGTTGTCCACCACACGCACGGAATACTCATCGAGGATGCTCTTGACTTCTTTATATGTGGCAGGTGTGTACTTGGCAGACTGTTTGACGAGAGCCTTGTTAGCTTTCTCTTCGTTTTCTGCAAGTTGGTATACGGCTTGCTCAGCAGTAAGTCGTTCCTCCTCCGTCGGCTCTAAATCTAAGCCTAAGAGTTCTGCGCTGCTGCAAGCAGCAAGTGCTTTTTCCCTAAAGTTAGCAAACACGGAATAGTCTTCCGGGAAAGGTATTGCTAAATCAGGTTCAATTTGTAGTTGCATCTTGTCTCATGTCCAGACTGGGATGCGTGAAATATATCACAAAAAATTTTTTTGCCTAGGTACTTAAAAAACATGACGGGGGGTGTTCCTATATTTAGTACCCGCCGAGACGTACCTATTTATAACTATACCTTAACATGTTTTTTATATTGTACGCTTATCGCTTGTAGCTGCACGTTGCAGAACAATGTATGTTTTGATGGCTTTTAGTGCCGAATTTTAAAGCTAGGGTAAACCCTGTATGGATTTGAAAAACTAGCTCTGAATTTGAAAATTTGGGCTTTGAGTGTGGAAAATAGCAAACCTATGCGGCGGGATGGAACCAGACGCCAAAAGCGGGGGGTGGGGTCGCGCTATGCGCTGAAATCGTTTTCGCCCTATGTAGTCCGCGACTACACAAAAAGCCTATCAAATACTATTTAATTCTATTATCCCTTGACTTACCCTAGTAACTTGAGACATAATAGAGTCACTCGGTAGGGAATAGGTTCTTATCGGGTTTAACTTTCTTTTAAGGAAAACGCTATGACTAAGTCAACAGCCGTTGCGCAGGCAACTAAAACACTGACCGGCGCAACTACTAAGGCAACTGCCTTTGTTTTGTCTACCAAGACTTTCGAGTTAACTACTCTGACAGTTAAGGGTGACTATGTGCAAGAGGCTAAGTGGAAAAAACTCGCTGACTGCTACCATGCTGACGGCATTACAACTGCTATGCTTGAGTTACCCCCAAAAGGCGAGACAAGCAAGTACGCAGACTTGCACGCGCAGATTAAATCTGCCATTGTGTTATCTTTCGAGAAAGACACTCAGACACTATTACAAAAAGAGTCCAAGACTCTTGGCGAGATAATGCAGGGTGTTAAGGCACATTGGACTCGTCAAATCGGTTCCAAGTATTCTAAGATTCAAAAACATCTTCTGAATTTTGAGAATGTAGAGAATGGCGTTGTTGCTGATAAAAAGAACGCGCCTAAAATGCCCAAGTCGAAAGAAGGTCAAGTCTGCTACTACTTAGACTTTGCAATTCGAGTAATGCAAGCCATGGAAACACCTAAGCAAGATGTTACCAAGCATATTAAGACTCTAACTATTGTGAAGTCTGATTTCACTACAGTCTAAATAGACTGCCACTAAGAGCCCCGCTTCGGCGGGGTTTTTTTTCGTCCAAAATTTCCCATTTCGTCAAAACATATTTAGGTAGTCCCCGACTACCTATTGATACC